CTCTTCTATATATGGGAGAAGTCCCATGTAGATTTCACCTGTGACAATGTTATACAGTCGTATTTTACCATCCCACATTTTATTTTTGTAGGCTGGCATATACTTGAATCCAGGCACCTCGAATGTAAAAAAGTCATTCAACTCAGCAGCTGTTGACAGTTCTATATCTTGAAGTTTTATATAGACTTCATTTTTCTTAGATATTAGCATACTGGTATTCGTCTACTGAACCATAAGTCCCTCTGGCCAGTATGTTCCAAGATACACTCACTCTATCGGTTTGAGTTGGGGGAACCCAGTGTTGCAACCAAGAGGGGAATACCAAACCAGAGCCCTCCTCTGCATCAAACTGAAGCATCCCTGCATTTTGCCAGTTTGGTGTATTTACTGGTTTCATGTGATGTGCGATTGGTCTGGGGTCAAAAAATTGAATAGGTGAAGACCCCTTCTGTGACTCAATGTAATATACACCTGATAAGATATTATTAGAGTGAGTGTGCGGTGGATGTGATTGTCCAGCTTTCAACCAATTACCCCACATACCTGTCATCTCTAACTTGTCGTATTTGTAACCTAATTTTTGCAAAATTTGAGCACTAACATTTTTTGCAACATCTGCTAAATCACGAAACGTTGAAAGGTTGTATAAATCATACTCTGATTGAACAATTTCATTATCATCACACTTTTGAACTTTTATGTAAGTTGCCATCTCGTTATGTAATAACAAACGTTTTTTTGGTTTAAATTTGTACATCATCGTGGGAAACGCTGCGTACTCATCGTATTTAATATTTACATCAACCATGTTACCACGCTCCACCTTGTTCCCTTAGTGACAACTTCAGCTTCATGAGGAAACATAAAATTAGATGGGAATATGACAGCAGAACCTCTTTCTGGATAAACGGTTTTATCGGCAACTCTAAAAGTGCCACCTTCGTAATTATCATTGAGATAAAGTAGTGCGGTTACTTGAGGATAACCATACTGTTGTCCGTGACTGTGATGAATGTTATCACAGTGCCTAGACATGAACCCACCCTCAGAGTATTTGTTAATTCTAAAGTCTGTGGTTCTTTGAACACTAAACAATGGGAAGTCTACTGAGTATTTTTTTATAACATTTTCAAACCCATATTTTATTGACTCATATTGTTCGTCTCCATTTTTGACCCATGCCTCATTCATGTTAACACGTTTATCACTATCTACTTGACCGTTATGACTTGAATAAGTTGACTGCTGCCAATCGTACTCTCCACCCTGTATGAATGTGCAAGTTTCTTTTGTCAGTATTCCACGATAATATTTTATGTATTCTGTTACGTCCATTAGAAACCTCCAGCCAGAAATTTTTTCCAATCTTGTGCATGTTTGATATCCCAACTTCGGTTATCAATTGACTTGATCACACCGTCAATAAACTGCAATAGTGTTTCATAATATTCAATCTTCATTTCTAACTCCACGATATCATCATCAGATGCAATATATACACCAAGATCAGTCTTCAAAACTTTAAGGTCAAACGGTTTTGCAGCATACACTTTTGCGTCTGCCTTTCCACCATAATACTCCCACTTCTCACGATACAACTTTTTATGTTGCGATTTCATTTGAAACATGAGCATACGGTACTTAGACTTATAGTCTAACCACTTCGGTTTAATGATCTGATTTTTGTAAGATTGTTGGTGTAAGTCTTCATCATCTGGTATAATAAGGTCTTCTTTGGCTTCCGCCTGCAACTCACTTAACTTATCCATATAGTCTCCATTATCTTAATGTGTGTATCGAAAATGATTGATACGAAAAAGAAGCATCTACTCTTATATAGTCAACGTCTGAAGCACCCTGATCATAAGTCAAAGCACCCAATGAAACTGGATACATGTCTATGAACCTAACCTCTACAATAGGATTATTTTTGTTACTCAAAATTGTTAGAGTAGAGTCAGAGGTCATAGGTCTATCACCGATTGATTTTCCACCAGCTATACCAGACCTTTCAGATTTTATCTCTGTAACAGATGTTTCATCTCTGAAGGTTTTGAACTCTTGTCTTGTTCTGGGAAATCCGTGACCGACCAACCAATCATACATTGTAATATAATTTTCTAAAAACTCATCTACAATAAATGTTATATTAAAACTATCAAAGGTTAGTTCATCTCCAGCAATAGGGACTTGTCTGAACGGTGTGGGAAAAACAGCCTCACCCAAGTTCACCGCAGGGACAGTTGCTGCCACAGTAAAAAATTCAACTTTAGGGAGTTGATTAATTAAGAACCTAAACTGTGTTGGACTTGCATAGTCTAACTTATCTGGTTGTCTCTCTAATGCTGTTGTTGTTGCCATAATACTATTTATAACAAAAAAAAGGGGGGTCAAAAGACCCCCCAGTTTATAAGTCACCTTATTTTTATTACATAAGGTTGGTGACTTTAACCCTACGGTAGTAGACGTTAACACCATCGTCAATTGACGCATCGGTGTTCTGCGTGTCACCTGCCGCAACCGCACCAGCGGTCTGAGCAAATGGGTTTGCAGCCATTCCGTAACGAGTCTTAAACCCGATTTTTGGTTGGAATGTGTTCTCACCAACCGCACGAACCATTTGTAATGGAACGTATGGACAGTAGAACATACCAGCGTCATAAGGTGATGTTCCCTTATAACCAACAACGTAGTACTGAGAAGCAGCAACGTTAGCGGCATATGGGTCAACGTACACTTTGTAACGTCCGTTAAGAACACCAGCAAAAGTTGTCGTTGTGTCATCAACATTAAGGTTGTTGTTAAGGGCCGGAGTATAGTCAAGGATACCTGCCATTTGTAAAGCAGACGCAACGTCAGCAGAACAAAGAAGCATATTACCTTTACCACGGCGAGTCTGTTGACCAATCGCATTGGCATCACGCTCAATACTGAACATCAGACCTTTGAACTTCTCAACTGACCAACGACCATTTGAGTCGGTGTCCAGATCGAAGATACCGGCAGTCGTTGTGTTAACCGCTGCGCCTTTAACAGCAGCAACATAAACACGACGAACAACTTCACGGTTGATTTCAGCAAGAATTTCCGAGGACAGGATATTCGCAAGTTCCGTCTCAGCGTCCAAACCGTGGATCGCTTTGAGGTCTTGTGCGAGTTCCATCGTGTACTCTGCTTTCAGAGCACGAGTCACCGCCGTAACGGTTGACTTGTCGATGGAGAACGCCATTTCAGCGAATGCGTTTGTGGATGTATCACCCAACGCTTCACCTTGTGCCGTTGTCATACCTGTCGCAGATGTGTAAGTACCAGCAGAAGGACTGTCGTTCAGAACGGCAGGGTTTGTCTCTGTAGCACCAACATCGCCACCACCAGTTGTACCGGCGGCGTTCTGGTTAGAAGCACCCTGTTTACCAGGCAAAGCTTCGTCAACCAACGCTTCTGCACCGTCCGAGGATAGGAAAGAAGCTCGCATTGCGAATATAAGACCTGTAGGGCCAGTCATTGGCTGGACACCACATATGTCATACGCAATCAGGTTTGGCATCGCACGGCGGACGAGGGAGATCAAAATTGGATCCCAGTTGTCAATCGAACCACCTGTGGAGTTGATTGGTGCGGCTTCCGAAAGGAACGCACGATCTTCTTTGAGAGCCTTCTCTTGGTTCTCAAGGATAACAGTTGTGACTGCACGGCGATAGGAATCCTCAATCTTTGGAAGATCGGGGTGTTCTAGGACTGGCTGCCACTTTTCTTGTAGATGTTCTGTCTGAAACATTGTAGTTTCTCCTTTTTATTTTCTCTACATTTATTTATAAATTATGCACTTTTTGACCGACTGATTGCCGACAAATACGATTTTATCGTATCAGTCGTATCAATGTCCTGTGCAGTGTCACCATTATCATCATCAATTACAAAAGAACCTTCCCCACCAGTTTTAGGAAAGTAGCTCTCTTTTAATGTGCTAAGTTTCTCTGTGAACGATACTTCATCAGTGAACTCTACGTCTTCTACTAAAGAAGCAAACTTCTCTGTTTCTGTTTCAGCAAGGTCAGAACAAGCTTCTGCGATTGCCCTGTCTCTTACCAGAGATTCTACAGCTTTTTTCTTCTCAACATTTTCATTTATGGTTTCGTTGAGTTTTTCCTCTAGCTCAGATATCTTCTCAGCCTGAGCCTCTAGAACGTCATATTTTTCGTCAGGAACATCAATGTAATGATCTTCAAACAATTGTTTTAGACCAGAAATGAAGTCCTCGGCAATTTCACCCTTTAAGCCACGTTCAATTGCCAACTCGTTCTCTTTCATCCACTGTTCAACAACATAACCGAGGTAGTCATCAACTTTCTCTGATAACTCTTCCCTGATTGTTGATGTAGCTTCATCAAGAGAAACAACGTAACTTTCTTCCATACGCTCAATCTCACTACGGATTCTAGACTTAACTGCTGCCTCAAATACTGTTGCAGCCTTTTCCTTAAATTCTTCTGATAGTTCTTCACCATCAACTAACGCCTCAACATCTTCTTTGACATTGATTGCTTTAATCTTCTCTTCAATCTCTGCCTTTTCAGACTTGAGTTTATTAAGTTGCTCTTCCATATCTTTATCATGAGCACCTTCTTTACCCATCATCATCTCATATGCAGCTTGAAGGTCTTGCTTCTTCATATGCTTCATTTCTTTGTGCATCGCTGCCATAAGAGCTGCTTTAGTCTTTGGTGTTTCTTTCATGTGAGAGGACTCTTCGATAACTTCCATGTCTTCTACCATGACTTTTTCTTCGATACCATGTTTGAATTGAACATCGTACCACTTAACGTGACCGTTTTCGTCAGGCATTGCATGAGAAGCATAAAGAGGTTTACCTTTACCCCAAACTGGGTGTTCAACAACCACAGCACAGTTGTGATCTTCAGTGTGGCAAAGTTCTCTAATTTCATCATCGGTATAACCGATTTCTTCTTTTACTTTTTTGAGTTTAGCCATTTTTTCTGGGGC